AACTGTGGTATAATATTATTTTAGGAGTACTATATGTCTGTCGATCGCCTCGAACTTATTCGTCGTGCTGCCGAAAAAACGCAGTTCAAAAAGAAAGTACAGTCAAAAACCAAAAAGGCTGCACGTAATGCACGTGCCGGTCGCAAGTCAAAGGATTCAATGGATGCGTTTGACGAACAGTTTATGTATGATGACGAGCGTACGACTCGTCGTGTAATCCGTGACTCAGGTATCGTTGATACCTTTGCTCACACAACCCGTTTTGACAATGAGTGGCATTAATATGACTATGCATCTGCAACGTGGTCTTACGACCCTTAATACTCGTAAACGTAAAGTCAAAATTGACAAAACTGCATATGAATCTGAATGGCGTGAGCATAACAAGCAAGCTCGGCGTGACAATTTACCACAGTTGCAATTTGCAACACTTGACGAGTACGTGGCATATCGTACGGGCTCTGGTCGTAAAGTAACCAAACCTATTGTATCAAAACCAATAGAGAAACGTTACATCCGCGAAACGCCCGTCTACAAGTCTAAAGGTACTAGTGGTGGTAATACCTCAAAGGTAGAGTCAAAGTCCTATAGCGGTGACTATATGGTCGGTATTGCGACAATGCATAAAAGCAACAGTGTACCTGTAGGCAAGGACGCTAACCCAGTCGATTATTCAACAATGAGGAGAAACTAATGGAATATACTCGTAATGAAATGCTAGAACTACTTCGCATTCGCAAGTGCCGTGTGCTGTTTACTAAGGTAAATGGTGAAGAACGAGACATGACGTGTACACTTAAAATGGCTGAAGTGCCTGAACAACATCGTCCTAAAACGTTTTCCTTTAATGAGGAAGCAGAAAAAACATCAGACGTAATTCGAGTTTTTGATGTTAATGCAGATGGATGGCGTTCATTTAAAGTCGATAGTGTTAAACAGTTTGAGGTATTGCAATAATGGCATTATCCGTAAAGGTACCACGTAAACCTAAGGCACCACCCAAGCGCGCTAAGTTGGGGTTGCCTGGTTGTCCAACCGATAAAGGATTTCCTGCTTGTAAGTATTACTTTCAGGCAGAGGTCGATCGTAAGATCATATCTGACATCACAAAAAAGTATATACGTGAAGAATATTCAAAGGAGGATGCACGAGCTATACTTGCAAACTCTGAATATCACTTTCACATGTACACTCATTTAGCTGCAGCCATTTACTGGAAAAAAACAGGAATGGATTTTGATGATGTCAGTACTGCATATCTGAATCGAGTGAAAGAATACTACGATGATTTGATTGAACCTGGTAAACAAAAACTAGGGCTGGAAGTAGAGTCTAAACCAGATGTAAAAAAACCCAATCCGCAAGAACTCCTTGCACAAAAGGTATGGTCAACTGTTATGGTTGACATCGATCGTTTGGAAGATGAATGGACCGAAGGTAAGAAGACAGATATTAAACTGTATGATCTCTTTAAGACGCATGATCTTAAAGCAATGGCAGTACCCATTGTACTTAAGCGAGTCGAGCGTTGGTTGTCTGAATACGATGATGCATATAACAAAAACTGTCGTCAGGCAGTCGAAGGTTATTCACATCTTCCACGAGCAGAACTTAAACGTCGGCTAGGTGTCGTGAAAGGAATGATAGCTGATCTTGAAAGAATCAAGGCAACTAAAAAGGTTACTCGTGCTCCTCGTGTACCTAAGGCTCGTGCAGCTGACAAACAAATACAACGACTACAGTATCTTAAGGAATGTACTGAAAACAAACTTATGTCCGTTAATCCGATTCAGATTCCAGGTGCATATAGGTTGTTTACCTTTAATGTTAAAACGCGAATGCTCACTGAATACGTAACATCATCCACGTCTGGATTCGAAGTCAAAGGTACAACTATTAATAATATTGATACTGAAAAGTCAAGGTGTACTCGACTACGTAAACCTGAAGTGTTCATTCCAATTGCATTGTCAAAAACACCAAAGCAAATTGACAATGAATGGAATAAGCTTACGACAAAAACATCGGTACCTAATGGACGAATCAACAAAGACACAATTTTATTGAGGATAATGGATAAATGAGCATAGATGAAGAACTTGAAAATACAATACTCACTAAAAAACGATTCACTAAACTTGTAGAAGAAAAGGCATCGGCTTCAAAGATTGGTTATATTGATGCAGTGATCGAGGTATGTAAAGATTTTGATTTGGATACGGCTGATGTCGGTAACCTCATATCACCTATCATCAAAAACAAAATTGAAGCAGAGGCAATTGATCTTAACATGATTAAAGGAGGTAATCAACTTCCAATATGAGAATAGAACCATACGATGCATTTAGGTTTTATATGGCAGTCAAAATGCACTTTGAATCTGATACATATGATTGTGTAAAGTATAATTACAAAACATCAGCTACTCAAAAATCATTTTGGAAGCGTCGTGACAAATTCCATTTTGCTAAAATTGCAAACAAGTTCAATGAACCTAATGAACTCATTAACTTTTTTGTGGCTCAGTTTGCGTCTGAAAAGAAGTGGGTCGGTGATATGTTAACCGATGAGAATACATGGACGCAATGGCAACGACGTAATCAGTCTCTGTCATATACATTCGAACAAGATATAAATACATTATACGAATTGGTAAATAATTTTGATGAGCTTTTTAAGCCTACATTTTCACCCTATCCGACTGTTGTATATTATTATATGCAAGGTAAGATAAGTCTTGAAACGGTAGTCATACTCGACAAACTTGTATCTTTCACTAAGAAGTGTGGTGTTACTGATACGATCATTTGGCCTGATATGAAAAAGCGCATTCAAAAATATTCTACCTTTGTTAACCCTGATCTTGAAAAAATGAAAAAGATCGCACTTAGGGTATTTACATCATGAGCATACTGTGTTATAATAATAAAATATATGATGAGTAATTTGTGGATAATTCAGCTAATACTTTAAAAGGAAATATAAATGTCATTTGCAAATCTTAAAAAGAATCGTTCAGCCGCTATTGATAAACTCAAAAACGCTGCAGAAAAAGTTGGTGGTGGTGAACAAAAATCATATGGTGATGACCGTTTTTGGAAACCAACGGTTGATAAATCTGGTAATGGTTATGCAGTAATTCGATTCCTACCAGCAGCCGAAGGTGAAGATCTCCCTTGGGTTCGCTATTGGGATCATGGTTTCAAAGGACCAACTGGTCGTTGGTATATTGAAAAATCTCTTACATCAATTGGTCAACCAGATCCAGTTTCTGAAATGAATTCAGTACTTTGGAATACGGGTCGTGAAGAAGATAAACAAACTGTTCGCGATCGTAAGCGCCGTTTGCACTATGTGTCTAACATTTACGTTGTATCTGATCCAAGCAATCCTGAAAACGAAGGCAAGGTATTTTTGTTTCAGTTTGGTAAAAAAATCTTTGACAAGATCACTGATATTATGACTCCTCAGTTTCAAGATGAAGAACCAGTCAATCCTTTTGATTTTTGGGAAGGCGCAAACTTTAAACTGAAAATTCGTAATGTTGAAGGTTATCGCAATTATGACAAGTCAGAGTTTAATTCCTCTAAACCGCTGTCCGATGACGATGAAGAACTCGAGGCAATTTATAACAAGCTTCATGCTCTTTCTGAGTTCACTGATCCTAAGAGTTATAAGTCATATGCGGAACTCAAAGCTAAGTTGAATCAAGTACTTGGCGATGATGCAACACCAATGACGACTGCAGAATCAATTTCACTTGATGAAGTAGATGATCGTCCTAAGGTATCTGCACCTAAAGCATCGACAGTTGATCCTGAACCAGAGGTTAGCTCGTCATCTTCTGATGACGATAACGATACTTTATCGTATTTTGCTAAACTAGCAGCACAAAGCTAATCAAAACAAGGGAACTTCGGTTCCCTTTTTATTATTATAAAATATTATGGCGCTATTGCTGCAGCATTCCAAATTGTGTCAGAAGGCGAATTAGGCTGTCTTATTGGTGGTGGCGGCGGATTATATACATTAGTAGTTGAACTATTATTTACAATATTGTTGTTAGTGCTAGGAGCGTTCACAATATTGTTTGTGTTGTTAACAGTTTCTTTTATTTGATTTTGCTCATTAGTTGCCATTGCCATTTGACTACTAAGTACTTCTGCCTTTTTATTAGATGGGGGCGAAATATTTTCACCAGTCTTTGGATTCAACCCAGCAAATTCATATAATGAATCAGGGATAGGATTCAAATTAATTTTACCGCCACCAATTTCAGTAAAGCCAAGATCAACTGAAGGCATATCTATCGTCATTGCATCTGGCGATGGCAATATGCCTTTTAGTATATTTTTGAAAAAGTTAATACCGATATTAGCAGCATCGCTCAAAAATTGTGATAAGTCAACTTCCTTAATAGATTCAGTAATTGAATCGAAAACTGATGTTACTGAATCCCAAATTGATGTCCCTATATTTTTAAGATTAGCGGTTATATCGTCTATTGATGGAATAAAGTCAGCAAGCTTAGGGCTTTCTTCCATTTCTTTTAGCGCTAACTCTTTTTGTTCACGATTTTTAGCCAATTGCTTTTCAATACGAGATCTTTCTTCACCATTCAGTGGCTTTAATCCCCTTGCTTCAAGTATACGCTCTGATTCTTCAACGCTGTATTTGCCATCTTTAAAAGAAGTTTGAGTTACTATGTTTCCAGTTTCAGGATCAACAGCAACTGCACCAGCAGTTTTAGTTTCTTGTTCAATCAGTTTTGCGTCATTGACTTCTTTTTGCAAATTTTCTTCATTGTCGCTAATTCCAAAAAACGATAAAACTGAGCCAAACTTATCTTTAATAAATTTAGATACGTTACCAATTGCATTTTGTAAATATTCAAGTGGATAAAACAGTGCATCAATAATTTTGGTAAATGTTTCTTTAAAGGAAAATGAATCTAAAAGCTTTTCTGCTTCTTCAAAACCAAATGCGCCTAAGATCCAAGATACTGCATTTTTGATTAACTCGAGTGGAGCTGAAACTATTGAAGTAAATAATTCATATACACTTTGTAAAATTTCAACTATACCGCCTTCCTTAAAGTTGTTTACAATAGTATTAATTAAATTTTTTACGAATTCGACAGGAGAAAATAATGCGTCAATAATTGTTGTAAATGTGTCTTCAAAGGAAAAAGAATCAAGAATTTTTTCTGCCTTTTCAAATCCAAAAAATCCTAAGACCCAAGATACTGCGCTTTTAATTAAATCAAGAGGCCCAAAAATTAATGAATTGAATAGGCCTGTTACTGCGCCTTTGATTCCACCAATAATCCCTTCTTCACTAAATCCTTCGATAGTACCCTTTACAGTATCCCAAAGAGTTATAATTATTGTGAGTGGAAGAAATAACTTAGATGCAATACCAAGAGTTTTACTAAACACTCCAGCAAACGCTTTCAGTGTACCTGATAATCCAGAAAAGACACCACCTACTTTAGTAGCTATTCCTGTTATATCTTTTAATGTTTTAAATGCAACAGCAAAGGGTTTAAAAAATGCAGCAACAGTTGCTTTAACACCTTGAAATATTTTTGATTGCGCAATGCTAGTCTTTAATAAATTAAATTGAGCTGCAAGACTACCGAACAAAGATGTAATGGTACCTTTAATTGCAGTACCTATATTTCCTATTGTTGTAGATAAAGTTGTTCGTAGTGTTTTAAATTGCTTAACGATAGATGAACTAAAATTTTTAGTTGCTTTAGCAATTCCTTCGGTTATAAACTTCGGCGTAACAGCTTTAAAAAATAACTTAACTAAATTTGTAAATTGGGTTGTAAATAATTTTATGGCTTTTATTTGAGCAGATATTACACTGCCAATAGTACCTAATGTTATAGCAAGACCAGTCAACAATCCACCTAAACCTACGCCCTCTTTTTCATTTTCTTTTTCTTCAAGTGTATCATTACCTAAATTTTCAAGTGCAGCAATTAGCCTATCGTTTTTTGCGTTTTCTTCACGTCTTTCTTCAAGTTCTTTAAGAGACTTTCCTTCAAAAAAATCTATTAAGTATTCTAAACTTTCAAAACTTTTTAAAAGCTCATCAAATTTTGTCGTAATGGTATCAGCTGTCAGTAACAAGTATTCATTAGTGTCTACTGTTTCTGACTTTAAGCCACTTATATTTGTATTAATTGTTTTTAGTTGAATTGTGACGTCTTCTAATGTCATTTTTATTTCCTAGAAATCCAAGCTGTAACTCCGACATAAGCTCCAGTAATACCTGCACATGAAATATAAAACATTGCTAATAAATCACTTAACACATCAATCCTAGATTCACTAATTGCTGGTGTAAATAAAACAAATGTAACTATACCTATCATTACAAGAGAAACCCATGCCATTCTTTTTTGTGCATTGAGTTTTTTACTTTTTATTTCAATATCATGCAATAATTGAGATAATTCAACTTCTCTTCGATTTAGGGTTCCATCATTATTATAATCATAATTTGACAATTTTTCGTTGTCAATTGGATATTCATATTCATAGTTTAAATGCGAATATCTTGGATATTCGTATTCACGATTTGGATACAAATATTTTTCTCTATGTGGCCTATGATAGGTCAATGTGTTTTCCTTTTTCGCAGTCTTTCATTTTCTTCTTTAATATATTCAACTAATAGTGCAATATAAATTTCCCTTTCCCATGGTACCATTTCATTAAGTTCAGTTAAGCTATAATTATGATGCTGCATTAATGCAAAATTTACTTTATAATGATTAACAATTGATTCATGAGAAAGGGCTAGCCGAAAAAATTGGCCAAACCTTTTATATCAATTTCATTATGTTCTCCACAATTTTTACATGTAAATTCCACTGGCAGAGATGCAGTTGGAATTGCCTCAATGAATTTTTTTATTTTAGAAAATTGCTCTGAATTAAGTGATTCAAGAAAATCTTTTAACTCAGATTTAGTTTGTTCTTTTGCATCAAAAATTTCATTATCAGAATAAATTGAATCAATACAATTAATAATAACATCAAAAATTTTATCAATTGTCATATTTTCTTCATTAAAATCTGACTCAACAACAGAATTAACTGAAGGATATTTCATCATAATCCCAACATTATCAGTTAATTGAATTTTTCTTTTTGACTTATCAGGAACATTAACAGTAATGTTTTCCAAATTAACACTTACATCGTTTTTAGTATCGCATGATTTGCAATTAAGACCTATTTCAGTAGTTTCCCCAACTGACTTACCTCTTAATTGAAGAATAATATATTCAATATCAAATAGTGCTAATGATTCAACATCAACAGTATCTTCAGTACAAGATTTAATGACGTCTTTGAGAGCACGTATCATTTGTTTTTGATCATTCGATTCCATAGCTAACATCAAGACTTTTTCTTCTTTAACAAGATATGGTCTATATACAGCTTTTTTACCACTTGATGGAATTGTCATTTCATATTTTGGTGTATCTAACTTAGGCAAAGCCATAATATGTTACTCCTATTTTATATTAAAGTTAACTGGATTTGCGTTCGGCAAATTATCAATTTTTGAATCTTTACTTACTGGCGCCGTTATTGTAGGCAGTGTTTTTAAATCTATTTTACCTGTAATCGTTGGTGCTAATCCTGGTAATTCAGATGTGTTTATGGTACCAAGTTGTTGATTGGCCAATGTTGGAAGACTAGTCGCATCAAAGAGTCTTGCGGGTGGTGGTTCTAATCCTGGTAATTCAGATGTGTTTATGGTACCAGGTTGTTGATTAGTCAATGTTGGAAGACTAGACGCATCAAAGAGTCTTGTAGGTGATGGCTCTAATCCTGGTAAATTAGTTATATTTGCTGGATTTTGAAATGGGCCTACAGGAGGAGGAGGCTGTAAAACTGGTGTAACTGTTGGTAAATTAAATCTAGTGACTGCAGATGGAACAATAGGTCTTGGTAGTTCTAAAGATGCGCCAGCATTTTCAAATGCATCATTAGCTCTAGGCAGTGAAATAGGAATTCTTTGCCCAGTAAATGAATCATCGCGTCTAGGCAGTGAAATAGGAATTCTTTGCCCAGTAAATGAATCATCGCGTCTAGGTAAAGAATTTTCTATAATACTGGAGTTATTAGACAAACCAAATTCTCGTGGCGGCAAATTTTCAAAATTAGCAAATCTTTCAAATTGTGTGTCATTAAGCGGTAACTGTATACTGGATATACGTGAATTTGAAAATGATTCTACAACGGGTAAAGAAATAAAATCAGGTTGATTTATAAATGCTTGATTATTTTGTGGAAGATTTCTAGTGTCAAATCCTAATTCATATTCAAACGGACTAAATTGACGTGGTAAAAATTGTTCAGCTGGTTGATTTATAAATGACTCAGATTTTCTTGGCAATCTTTGTTCTGGCGTTTGATTTTTGAATGGGTCAGTCTTTATGGGCAAGAATTGATCAGCACCTTTGATATTAAATGACTCAGATTTTCTTGGTAATTCAAGTATTTGCTCACGACGAGAAAATAGTGTTTCTTCTTTCCAATTATCGTATGAAAGTACAGCAGTACATCTCAATACTTGATTTTCATTACTATTTGATAATTCCATACTGCTTAAAGAAGTGGGATAAGCTGCATATAAAGTAATTACTTTAGTAACTTCGTCATTTTGATTTAAGTGTTCTATTGTAACCTGTCGCGTGTATATATCTTTTGTATTCACAGTATACACACCCAATTGTTCATCAATATCATTGATAACAAGTGACTGCCATGTTTTAAGGTAATTCCATGAATACCAATCATTTGTTAATATAAAGCTAACTGTAACATCTTCATTTAAAAAGGCATAAGGCTTTTTGTATGACTTCATGGTTGTCATGTAGTCAGACGTAGCAATTTGTCTTCCTGGCAATGTTACTGAATCGCAAAGTATATTAAGTTTGTCTCCATCACCCCTATCAAGTATTATTCGATAGCGATTACCACGGGCTGTACCACCTGATGATCTAAATTGCGCGAGCATCTGATCTACAGTACTCATGATCGGTATATCCTTTTAGATTCGTTCCAAACTGATCGCTTATTTTTACCTTTAAACTGTTCAGTCGGCAAAAATATTGCAATGTCCCATTCTGACGCTGGGATCAATGCAACTTTTGATTTTAAATGTTTTGTTAAATAGTGTTTAAAGCATGGCTTAAATTCACGATATTCAGCCGCGGCTGATAATATTTGATAATTTATCTTAAGTCTAGTATTTTCATTGTATCTTTTATTTGTTGCAACATCCATTAACTTATCAAGGAGAATTGCACGAGTCATTGGTTCAATATAATGTAAATTAATTCCATAAAAACCATCTTGTGCTGGTCCGACCATTATAGTTAAAGGAAACCTGTCATAATATGGAAGTTGATCTTTGTATTTTGGATCATAAAAATAATGATACATGCGACCAACTAATGGTCGTGTACGTTCCTCCAATAAAGGATCCCTAAGTAAATTTCGCCGATTGATTGAAGTTAAGTCTCGAGCTTTTTCCGCAAACCACCTACGCGATTCTTCAGTGCGGCGCGCAATTCCTTTACTTGCAATTTCGGTTTGTAATTTTTTGAATAATGATTCTTCAGCCATAGTATTATTTATACTGAATTACTTAAGGATTTTAATACCTAAAGATCGTAAAGTATCTTCAGTCCATATATCAAATTTAAGACCATGTTTCATTGCGAATTCTTGTGCAGCTTCCCACTTTGATTGGTTTTTAATGTATGTTAGTGATTCGCTTATGTATTTTTTTGTACGCCGTCCAGGATTTTTAGGTGGTGCCGTTTCTTTCTTTGGTTTAATTTCGATGATATATTTTTCACCATTAGAATTTTCAAACCAAAGATCCACATAGTATCGATGTATTTTATTATCTGTAGCACAACGATACGGTATGACAATTTCCTCTGATCCAAAATATTTTATATCTTGATTTTCATCAAGCCATTTTAGTGCAGCTCTTTCCCAACTGGATCTGTATATCACATTATTTACATCGCCAACATATTTGTGTTTATTTTTTACTTTATATTTTCCTTTATAATAGTTAGCCAATTTTTCTTCCTCTTACCCAATTTTCACCTGGACACGTTTTTGATCTAACAACAGTTTTTCCATCATTCCACCAAAGCATACCTTTAGATGATGGTGGTTTAATTCCTAATTTTTTATATTGTTCCGATCGCTCTTTATACTTATCTTTATTTTTTGGTGTAAATCTACCACGATATGCCATATAAATAATCTCATAAAATTAAAACATTACGGAGTATTTATGGCCCGTCTTCGGTTCCCTTCTAATTCTCAAAATGATGAAAGTCCATATGTCGTATTCACTACACATAAAGCACAGTATAATAACGTAGGATCAAAAATTGATTCTGTTGAAACGGGAAATTCTGTTGCTTTATATTTTCCTGCAAATTATACGGTATCTGATTCATTTAATTATCAAACAGAGTCAACTGGATTGGTAGGTGCTGCAGTGGAAAGTTTTAGAAGTGGAAGAGGCTCTTCTATTACTGAAGAAGATGTACAAGAGGTTGCAAAAGCAGCCCTAACAAATAAAAATTCAGCTGCAGTATTAACCGGGTTAGGGGCAGCTGGCATTGCTTCTTTAGGATTAAGCGGGTTTTCTAGTTTACTTGGAGGAGCTGCCGTTGGTTCTGCTGTTGGTAATGTGGCTGCTGAATTTGCTAAGGAAGAGCAGGTTGCATTAAATCCTAGAGAGTTTATGTTATTTAAATCTCCTAATATTAGAACATTTTCATTTTCATTTAACCTTATTCCATCAAATGAAAATGAAATAGAAGCTATACCAAATATTATAAAATTTTTTAGAAAAGCTGCATACCCAAGTTTACATTCGGTAAATGCTGTTTATAACTTTCCAGAAGCATTTAATATTAACATAGGTAATTCGGACAGTGTTATTAAAATACCAGAAGTATTTTGTGAAGGTGTTAATGTTGCATATAATCCAAACTCAATGTCTTATTTTAGAGTCGATAATTTACCAGTTGAAATTAATCTTGGATTATCGTTTAAAGAAATTAAACCTATCAATAAAGCTTTTGTTGATTTAGGATATTAAATATGTCTTATTTTAGAAATTTTAAAAAAGGTACCTTTAGAGTAAATGATAAAACTTTAGAGGTAGTTAATATTGCGCATTATACTCGCATTTTAGAAAAAATTGCCGATGACATTAGCTTTTATACATATTATAATTTAGTTAATGGCGATAGGCTTGATACAATATCACAAAAAATATATGGTACTCCAGAATATTATTGGACAATATTTTTATTGAATAAAAATATAATAAATACTTACGAATATGTAGCAAAAGAATACAACTTTGAACTTATAGAATACTTATCAGAAAAATATCCTGGATACGCTCTTAAGTTAGCTCCTGAGCAAACGTTAGCAAACAAATTTCAAATATCGGAAAAAGTTTCTTTTGCATCGTATGAAGGAATTTTGACTAATAAATTTACATCTCTTGGTTATTTGACTGTTGATGTTACATCTGAAAATAATTTTCCTCTCAATCAAACATTTACTATTACTGGAGAAACGTCGGGAGATTCTGTTGAAATTGCAAATGTTGTAGAATATTACAATGCACCACACCACTATGAAACTTCAGATGGTGAATGGGTGCTTTGGAATAATTTATTGGGTACTCCTGTTACTATACTTGAATATGAAACATCAATTAACGATACATATTCTCAACTTAAAGTAATACGACCAGATAAAATATATAATATTACATCTGAATTTGAAAGACAAATGGGTAGATAATGGCTGATAATTTAGATCCTAATGTTTATGCGCTTATGCCCAAAAAAATTAAGGGCATGGCAGTTGTTATTGAAAGATATAATAAAAGTACAGTTGATATTACATCAAACATAACTGAAATATCTTTATATGAATCAATTTATACTCCATTTATGTATGGCGAAATTATTATTGTAGATAATTCCGCTATGTTGTCTAAGTTTCCGTTCATTGGACAAGAAAAAGTATTAATTGCTTGGGAACGCGAAGATAAAACTATCGCAAAAGTTTTTTATGTTACAGATGTTTTTGACGCTAAACAAATAAATGAAACAACTGGCGGTTATGGTATATCAATTACATCAGAAAAACAAGTACGTAATTCAATATCTTTATTTTCAAAATCATACAAAGGAAATTCAGCAGATATTATAAAAGACATATATTCAGAGTTTTTACTAGAAGAATTAGATGTAAAAACACAAGGATATTACAGTCATAATATTGTTTTTCCATATATAAAGCCTTTAGCTGCAATCAATATGATTCAAAAGGCAACACCTGCTGCAGACAAAACTCCAATATTTGTATATGATACTTTGTATGGAGAAAGGCCTGTATTAAACTCAATGGGTAACATGTTAGATCAAGATCCTGTTTTAACTATTGACCCCAAAAATACTGTATCATTAAATCCTAGAAGCACTATGGTTGAACTTGAAAACTTTAGAAATCAGGCATATGATGTAAAAATTAATCGTGCATATAATACATTAGATCAGTTAGGGAATGGGGCGTATGCATGTCAAACATTAGCAGTTGATGTTAGTGAAAGAAGCTATAATGTTACGGACTTCGATTTTACAATTCATGCCCCGACATATTGTAGTAAAGATTGGATCTCTACGTTTTTTACTTTTGATGATGTCATAAATACTGATAACCCTGATAATGTGTTAGTTAACGGAATACGAACAACAAAGGCCCCAGTACAGTATAGAAATAATTTATCTTTTGACGATCATCCAAACTTAAATACAATTGACGAAAATATTGCTGCTGGTATGGCATCTTATATGAAAAGATTGAAGTCAACATCAGTAAATGTATATATGAATTCTGTCACGGATTTAGAAGCTGGCAAAACAGTTGAACTTAAATGGTATAGATTTTCACCAAAGTTGCAAAATGAAGATCCTGATGATAAAGTTAATTCTGGAAAATATCTTATTGCTGCATTAAGGCATTATATAAAAAATAATGAATATACAATGTCACTTGAGTTAATTAGAGATGGAATGGGAGAAGATGCACATCTCTATGTTAATAAAGAACCACCTAATTTTGGTAATCCGCCACGCTCACAAGAGTCGCTTTTAGCTAATTACGATACGAAAGATCCTGAGTCTTTTATATCTGGAATATTTGGAGATTTTTTCGATAATGAATAATGGTTTTTATATTGGTGTAGTTGAGGATAGGCATGATCCAAAATTAATGGGTCGTGTAAGAGTTCGTGTGTTTGGTTTGCATTCATCAGACAGAGTAAATGAAGTACCTATTGATAGTTTGCCTTGGTCTATGGTAATGCATCCTGCTAATGCATCTTCCACTGCAGGTGCTATTTCTCAATTGGTTGAAGGTACTTGGGTTTTGATTATGTACCTTGATGAAAATATGCAAGATCCGATTGTTATAGGATCTTTACCATCAACTTTAGGTTCACAAACTCCAGATTACTCTCAGGGATTTTCAGACCCATTTGGAGTTTATCCAAAATGGTCTGATGGTACAGCAGATACGACTTTAGCGGGAAAACCTGATACCTATGTTCAACATCCAGCATATACAGAAAGGGCTCGAACAAAAATACCAAAAATACCAATTGCAAAAAAATATAAAGTTTCATCTGTTCAGGCGGATGGGCCAGAAGAAGAATATGAAAGAGTTGAATGGGCGGAGTTTGAACTTCGCAATGAACAAGAATCTCAATATCCATATAATAATGTACATGAATATGAAGGTGGCATGATAGAAGAATTTGATTCAACACCTGGGAATCAAAGAATTACTCGAACGCATCCTTCTGGGACATATGATGAAATGCTTGTTGATGGCACGCGTACTATTAAAATTGTTGGTGACGGATATGAAATTATATTAGGCAATAAAAGTATGTATGTTAATGGGGATTTAAACATAACTGTTGATGGAAATCTAAATCAGCTTGTTAAAGGAAATTATACCCTTGAAGTTGGTGGAGATATGAATGAAATGATTGGCGGATCGCGTCAAAGTAAAATTGTGGGTAATGATGTAAAGGAAGTAGGGCAAGATGTATCTCAAAATATTGGTGCAGAATATTATGTTCGCTGCGGAAATACTAGGTCATTGACAGTAGGAGGTGATGAATTTATATTAATTAGTGGAAGTTCAAATAGGCAGCACGGTGATGATGTCAGTACAGCAATTATTGGTAACGAATCAAGATTTACTAAAGGCAATTATTCTAAAATATGTCTTTCTGATTCTATGGAAATAACTAGCGGTACTCATAATATTGAAACAATTGGAGATATAACAATTGATAGCGATAAAAATATAAAAGTTGAAAGTAAACTAATATTGACTGGTATAGGTTCTTCAATATTTCTTAATCCTGGTGCGGGTTATTATCCCAATTTAGGAAACTTCCAAGAATTATATGGCATTGAAGATGTTGAGGTATATAAAGAAATGGCCGATGCGGTACAAAATATGAGTATTGAAGAATTTGAAAATACATATGCTGATACAATTGACAATGTTCAGGAATTCTGGGATAATCATCAGATTTAAGTATAAATTACTGGAGATTTTAAATGGCAATTAATGAATTACTTTGTGGACAAGATGGGCTTTTTACACAAATAAAAGGATTCCAAAATACTGTTCAGCAATATGTAATGCTCGGAAAAAATGCTTTAAATTCAGTAGAGCAAGTTATTGGAGAAGTAGAAACAGTTGTTAATGTTATTCAAAATGCACCAGAAGTTTTAGTTTCGAGATTACAACAAGAAGCCCTTAACATTGTATCACAATCTGTTTTAGCTAATCCTGAAGGGGCTATTGCCACAATTTTAGAATTGAGGGCAGCATATCAAGCAGCAGGTCCAGCAGCTGAAAGAATTTTAGATAATATTGAACAATTTATTAATGATCCTTTAAATACCTCTTTAGATGTTTGTAATGATATACCAAACTTAGTACAAATTGGTAATACATTTTTAGAATTTCCTAAAAAAGCTCTTCAAGCAGATCCTACAAAAGAAGTTGAAAATATTAAATTAACTATCATTAAAGAATACGAAGACATATTTGATAATCCTGTTACAGTTTCTGAAGAATTACTTCAAACACAATTTGAACAAGTTATACCAACGCATCCAAAGTATCCAATACCAGATGTAAAAAATGACGTTATTTTAGCATCAAGAATCCCAATTACTAGTTCAGCAATTAACTTAGGGCCTGGTTCCGCACATACTGCTGCACTTATCAATTCTGGTACGCCTGCAACTGATAACACCCCAGTCATTCCTGGTTTATCTCCTGTTGAAATTATTGATAGCAATAAAACCACATTGCCACCTCCTTCATTAGCAAATCCGTTTCCAGAAGGACAGCAATTTGTTCAACAAGATTTTGCACCGTCAAAGTATGCAAAAAATATTGCGTCAAAGGTTAATCAGCTTGATCCTGCAATTCGTGGATTGTTTGCCGCAGGCCTACAAGATTACATAAAAAATAATTATCCGCAAAGAGACATTAATGTAACAGAAACTTATAGATCACCAGAAAGATCTAATCAATTAAGAGCAAGTGGTATTAGGGCTGCAGCTGGTGGTTTTTCTTGGCATAATTTTGGAGCAGCTATGGATGTTGCAATTTATGTAGGTGGAAGGTATGATGATGGACGTCGTGGTGTTACTGAATATGTTGGTCTTGCTCGACAATCAATGCAAAAGTATGGGTTGATAAATGATCTTGATGGTGATAGCGGACATTTTTATGTTGCATCATTTGGCCAAACTGTTCCTCAATCATTGAGAGATGGAACTGAAACTGTTGCTTCACTATCTTCAAGTAACGGAATTTCAACTACAGCAGTGGCTTCCGTAACAACACAAGATAATATTGCTCAGGCAAATATAACACAGCAACAGGGGAGTGAAGAAAATGTTGTAAGGGTTAGCGTAAGCGAGGCTCAGCGTGAAGCTAGAAATGAGGCAATTGCTAATGCACTTGCTGAAGGCAAAAGTAATGCAGAAGCCGAGCGTCTAGGCGCAATTGCAGGCAATTTGGCTGGAGCAGAAGCTCTTAGAAATATATTAATATAAAGTATATAGGTTATAAATAAACTCATGGCAAACTTAAGTATTCAAGCTAGAGATAAATTTTATACGGATTTAGACTTTGCTTTTAGAGCAATTCCTATGCAAGATGATTCGCGCGGTGATCTTGCAATTAAAAGGGAGGTTGAATCAGTAAAGCAATCCGTGTTAAATATACTTAAAACTAATAGGGGAGAAAGACCATTTCTTCCTTCTTTTGGTTCAAATTTATTATCCTATTTATTTGAAAATGTTGACAGCGTTACTAAAACTTTAATACGCGAAAGCATTATTTTATCATTGCAAAACTTTGAGCCTAGGGTAAACGTTCTCTCTGTTAATGTTAATCAGCTATCAGATAGAAATGCAATTTCAGTTACTTTAGAAGTTGAAATTATAACACCTGTTAATACAGTCACAACAATAGAATTTACGCTCGAGAGATTACGATAATGTCAGAGAGATTTAATAAGCAAATTAATGTATCAGAGCTTGATTATGATCAAATAAAAAATAATTTAAAAGATTTTTTAAGATCACAGGATATTTTAAGAGACTATGATTTTGAAGGTTCAGCACTTTCTACAATTATCGATGTGTTATCATATGTAACTCATTATAATGCAGTAAATGCTCATATTGGAATCAACGAAACATTTTTGGAAACATCTCAATACAGAGGATCTGCAGTTGGGCATGCAAGGCAATTAGGATACACACCTAAATCCGTTACAGGTGCAACAGCAACAATATCAATACAGGTTAACAATCCAGATAAAAATAATTTAATATTACCAAAAGGTCATGTTTTTAGAACTGTAATTGATGGATTAAATTACACATTTATTACTACAAAAGCACATGAAACTCAAAATGCTTTTTTTGCAGATGTCGAAATAAAAGAAGGGACACCACGTACTATTGAATATATTTTTGATTCTAACTCTTCTGAAAATTTTATTATTCCTGACTTAAATGTTGATACGACTACATTGGATGTAAGGGTATACGATACGATCAACTCCGATTCATATGTTAAGCATATTTTTGTTAAAGATTTATATGATATAACACCTGAATCTCCAATTTATTTTTTAAATGAATCTTTCGATGGTAGATATGAAATACGTTTTGGAGATGGTGTTTTAGGAAAAGCTTTAACTAATGGGAATAGGATTGAAATTAATTATTTAGCTTCAGCAGGCTTAAGCGCAAATAATGCTTCTAGATTTTCGTCAAGAGATTCTATTGAAGGTAATGGAAATTTAACTATAATAACAATAAATCCTTCAAACGGTGGTTCAGCAAAAGAATCTATAAGATCGATTAAATATAACGCGCCATTAACATTTGTATCACAGAATAGAGCTGTAACTGCTAATGATTATCGTGCAATTATACTTGAAAACTTTAATAACATAAGCTCAATTGTTGTTTGGGGTGGAGAAAATAATACTCCACCTCAATATGGAAAAGTATTTATATCTATAGTCCCAGCTTTTGGAACAGTACTAACAGATATTGAACGGAAAACTATTCTTGAAGATATTGTTAAACCAAAATGCGCATTGACAGCAGTACCGGAACTTGTTGATCCTGAATATACATATGTTTCACTTGAAGTATTTTACAAAAGAAAGACAACTGAATCATCTTTAAGCTTAGGTGAAATAAATGAAATTGTGAGGCAAGGAATTATTGATTATAACGACAATGAACTTCGTAAGTTTAATGGCATTCTTAGATATTCAATGCTGCTTAATGAAATTGATAGGTCTGAAAAGTCCATAGTTAATTCAAATGTAAGAGTTTACTTGAAAAAAAGATTTGTTCCGGAGTTAAACGTAAATCGAAACTATGAATTACTTTTTTCAAGTCCCATTTACAATTCTCCAACAAGAAATAGCGTAATTAAATCGACTACAGTGTTTGTTTACAATTTAGAAGAATGCATTTTGACTGACTATATAAACGCAAGTGGCGAAAGAAGAATACGTATACTTCGTAATTCTGATAGACGAGTCATAAAAGAAGATGCGGGATTTGTTGATGCTTTAGCTGGGAAAATTGTTTTAGAAAATTTTGTTGTGTCTCAGTTTAATGGATCATATATTGAAATTACTGTAATTCCAGATTCAAACGATGTTGCGCCTAAACTTAATAATGTTGTGGAAATTGATACAAATGATATTCTTGTTGCTGGAGAAAATGATCGTACCCTTACAGATATGTCTTTAAGCAATACTAAATACGACTTTATATCTAGACATGGCTAAAAATTTAAGCACAAAATATTTAATAAACACGTTATTACCTGATCACGTAATAGCGAGTTATCCACGTCTTGTTGATTTTTTAAAAGTATTTTTAGACTATCTTAATAAAGAAAACCAATCATCATATTATCAAAATACACTTTATTTTCAGCGTGATATACGTGAACAAGATCCTGAATTTTTTGCGTACATAAAAAAAGAACTAGGAGCTTTGTCATCTGGAAAATATGATATTGATTCAAAACTACTATACGATCAAGTTGTAAAAATTTGGCGATCAAAAGGTAGTGAAGAATCATTAATTTTTTTATTAAAAGCTATATATGGTGCTGATGAAAATACTGATATAATTTATCCAGTAAATTACATTTTACGAGCATCAGATGGTATATGGGAGCAAGAAAGATTTATTACAGTTCGTACTGTGCGCGGAACTATTCCCAAAAATGCATCTTCAATTATTTTAGTAAATAATAACGTTGAACAGCTTATTGAACTAACTAATTTAGAAATCATAAATTCAGATATTACTAGATTTTATTTTAATATAAACTTTTTTGTAAAATTTGAAGTTGACCAAACTGTAAAAATTTTAGATAATGATATAGTTTTATTTGAAGGAAAGGTTGAATTATCTCCAGTTACATTATCAGTTATAAATGGTGGTAAAAATTGGCAAGTAGGACAAATAATTAAAATACCAGGATCTGTAAAAGATACTGTCGCAAGAGTAGCATCTGCTACTAATGAAGGTGTAATTACTAGTGTTGAAATATTAGAATTTGGTTTTGAGGCTGATCCAAATAAAATATTTACTGTATCACCATATAGTATTAAACCTGTAACTGCTGATTTTGACTATTCATATGACCCCAACACTGCAACACACGATTTAACTATTAGGGATACTACAGACGGGTTTTCTGAAAATATAAATGGGGTGACAACAAATCCAGAATCATCTGATTACTTTCTTGATGAATATGAATTTGAAGATTATTCTGGAAAAGGCGTAATAAGACAAACTGATATTGATTTAACATCTAGCCAAGTAATTGATTCGCCCTCATCAGTTAGTCTACAAGAATGGCTAATATCCAGAGCTTCATTGCAATATGTATTTGATACTGAAACAAAACAAAAAGGATCTTGGACAAGCAATAGAGGAATAATATCAGATAGCTTAATTAGGTTACATGATAATTTTTATTATCAAAAGTTTTCTTATGATATTATTTCATCAAAAACGAAAAACGAGTATCAAGATTTACTCGATGTTGTTCATGTTGCTGGAACAAAATCTTTTTCTACAACAAATTTACAAGAACAATTAGATTCGAGATTGTCTCTTATTGCAGAAGTTCCGTTCAAATTTATTTACTTAAATGAAATAATAAATACTTTTGATAACTTAGATAAATCGTATACAGTAAAATATCAAGATACTCAAATTATTGAAGATATTAATTTTGATATATCATTTTTAATAGAACATCAAGATTTGGTTACTGTTGGAGATGATGATTATAAAACTGTAAATGTAGCACCTATTAATGATTCAGTATTATCAATTGATGACGGTATTAACATAAGTACAGATAAACTTTTAGAAAGTAATGCAGTTGCAACACAGTTTGATGAGTTATTACTTTATAATTCAGAAAATTATTTTTCTGAAGAATATGTTTTATTTGCAACTAAATCCCCAAGTTTAGAAGCAACATTATCCTAAAAATATATAAATAAAATTATAAGAATTAAATGGAGTAATCATGGTAAAAGATAACCTTAAAATTACTGGGCATTTGTCAGTTATTTTGACAGATGATTCACAGAATGTAAAACAAAAGTTTGAAGTTCCAAATTTAGTTGTTTCTGCAGGTAAAGATTTTATTGCAGATAGAATGATTGGAACAGATTCGGCTGTAATGTCTCATATGGCTGTTGGAACTTCTAATGCAAACTTGAATATTGATAATACAACTTTAGAAACTGAAATTGCACGTGTTGCTTTAACTGATTCAGTTCGAACAGATAACACAATACGATATAGCGCAACATTTATTGCTGGAGTTGGAACAGGCGCTCTAGTTGAAGCTGGTATTTTAAATGATGGAACTGCTGGTGATATGCTTTGCAGAACAACATTTCCTGTAGTAAATAAAGCTTCAGGAGATACACTTACTATTAATTGGGACGTAACGATTAATTAATATGGCTGTTATCAGACCAGAATTTCATTCTAGCTTTGCTACGCAATTTTTAAGAGACTTGCAATATTTGCGAGCAAATGTTTTTTATTACTTAGGGAAAATTGATCCTTGGGCAGATGACGATTCACCGCCAGATGAACCAGATCAAACAACCTTAGGAGATATTGACACTAGAAATAATATTATATTTATGAAACAAGTTCAATCTGCAGACGTAACAATTGTAATTAATCGTTATAATTGGGCAAGCGGAACAGTATTTGAACAGTGGGATCATACTATTGATATGACTAATAAAGTTTTTTATTGCGTTACAAATGATTTTAACGTATATAAATGTATAGACAATAATAATGGTTCGCAATCAACAGTAAAACCAACTGGTACGTCTTTAACTCCATTTGAACTATCAGACGGTTATATTTGGAAATACTTATATAATATTCCACCTGTAAAAAGACAAAAGTTTGTGACAAGTGACTTTATTCCAGTTCAAAGGGCATTAACAGATGCATTTTATAGCAAAGGTGCAATTGAAGAAGTTTCTATTGTAAGTGCTGGAATTGGATACAGTGATACATTGCAAACAACTATTCAAATATCAGATGCAACTGGAAGTAATGCAATTTTAGTTCCGTCTGTTTCTAAAACCACAGGCGAAATTACTAAGGTAACAATTTTAGATGGTGGGGAAAATTACTCAGATCCAACATTATCATTGTTACAGTCGCCAGAAACTGGTACTGGATTATATAATGATAATCCAAATGCTGTGTTAAAAGCTATTGTTGAAGATGGCGTAATAGTCAATGTTACTATTGAAGATCCTGGTCAAAATTATCCTTCTGGAATTAATACTGAAATTATAGTTCAAGGTGATGGAGAAGGCGCGGAATTAACACCAGTAATATTTAATAGCAGTATTGTTGATGTAATTATTGAAAATCCTGGCTTAAATTACACCTTTGCTAATCTAACAGTTTTAGGTACTGGAACTAATGCAAACTTGACTGCAGAATTAAGCGCGTCCGATTTTCTTTCGGATCAATCAATTATTGAGCAATCAGCATTACCTGGTGCGATTCATGCAATAAAAATGACAGAAGGTGGTAATAATTATACTGAAACCACAACAGTACAAATTTTAGGCGACGGTTTTGGAGCTGAAGGTTATCCAGTCATAGGTGAAGGCGGTTCTATTGAAAAGGTAATTATAACAAATCCGGGTGAAGGCTATACACGCGCGACAATTACGTTTTCAGATCCAGAAAGAATTATTGGAGAAGGCTACATAAATGCAAATGCATATGCAATATTGCCTCCACTAGGAGGTCATGGAAAAAATGCTACAAAAGAACTTTATGGATCAACTGTATTGATTTACACTTTAGTAAAAGATGAAGAAGAACTTGATTTTTTAGCTCAAGACTACAGACAATACGGATTGATTGAAAGTCCTACAGACTTAATTAGTAATCAAAAAATTACTGCAAGATCTGCAATTGTTACATTCAATATTTTGCTTGATGATGCATCTTCAATTGAAGTTGACGAAACTCTTGTAAGTAATGGTATACGTTATAAAGTTGTTGGAAAAAATAATAATGAAGTAAGATTACAACAATTAAGCCCTGTATATAAATTAATAGGGAATATTTTTACAGCTGAAAATGATCCAACTCAAATATATAATGTTGTAAGGATAATTTCATTACCAAACGTAAATAAATACTCAGGTAATCTTTTGTATGTATCAAATAATCCGCCACTTACTACTACAGAAGATCAATCATTTGCAATCAGGACTTACATAACATTTTAAATATGAATACATATAACACTGCACCTTATTTTGACGACTTTGATGAAAACAAAGGGTTTCATCAAATTTTATTTAAACCAGGATTTGCTGTTCAGGCCCGTGAACTGACTCAGTTACAAACAATTCTTCGTGACCAAATTCGAAAATTTGGTGATCATATTTTTAAACACGGATCTGTGGTTATTCCAGGTAATGTGTTTGCAAATTTGAATACACCATATGTAAAAATTGCATCTTATGCTCCTTTTACATCAAATGCTCAAACCTTTAATGGTAAAACTATAGTTGGTTTAACTTCTGGCGTTAAAGGTATCGTTAAAACAGTTGACTCATATGAAGGTAGTGATTTATTTTACATTGCTTATACCTCTGGCGGCGGTTCTTCAGGAACTGTTTCCTTCAATGCGGGCGAAACTGTTTATATAGAAGACAGCCCAGGATTAACTGCAATTATTGCTTCGACAGATCATGTTGGTTTTGGAACAACCGCTTCAATAAACAGTGGTGTTTATTATATTAATGGAAACTTTGTTTACGTTGAAAATCAAATTGTTGTCGTTGATAAAATATCAAGTACACCGTCTGCTTCAATTAGATTGAAAATTACTGAATCCATTGTTAGCAGTAATGAAGATGAAACGTTATTAGATCCCGCTCAAGGTAGCTATAATTATACTGCTCCAGGCGCAGATAGACTTAGTATTGCGTTAGATCTTGTTGTTATGCCGTTAACTAGTTCGATAGATGATAATTATATCGAATTAATGAGATATGATAATGGAGAGTTGTTAGAACATTCCAGATATCCAAAATATTCTGAATTAGAAAAAAATTTAGCTCGTAGAACTTTTGATGAATCAGGTAATTATGTTGTTCAAGGATATTATCCTTCTTTTAGAGAACATTTAAAAGTTGATAGAAATAATGGAGTTTTTGAAAACGGAGATTCATCAAAATTAGTATACGAAATATCTCCTGGCAAAGCCTACATTGAAGGGTTTGAAGTAGAAAAAATTGCAAGAACAAGACTAGTTGTAGATAAAGCAAGAACGGAAGAACATAAACAATCAAGAGAAGAAATATTTAGGCCAAAATTTGGACAATATATTTATGTTTGTGACATTACTGGTGCCTTTTCTATTCAAAATAGAGATATAATCACTTTTTATAATGACAATGATAGCACTAATGCTAGTGCGTCTGTGGTTGGAACTGCTAGAGTATTTGGTATTGATTATGTTAGCCAATTGTCTGTTATTTCTGGTATTTACAAACTTTATATTTCAGATGTTTCTATAGTAAATAATTTTACACTTGAAGATGTCGGGGGTATTAGATACGGAGTCGATGAAAGTGCTACAGTTCTTACTAAATACAAGGCTCAAATATCAGCTGGAGGGTTTACAGTTGATGAAATTGTAAAAAATGGTGCAGATGTAAGAGTTGCTACTGTAAAATATTATGATATTAATAACGGTGATTTATATGTGTATAAGCACGATCATACAAAAGCAACACCTAGATTGGGAGATGAAATGGTTGGTGAAACCAGTTCTACTACATCAGTCCCAACAACCAAAGAAGTAGTAATTAGCGAAGGTATTAGAGCACCAATTTTTAGATTGCCAGTTAATGTTGCGTCCTCACTCCTTAATGAAAATTTTCAATACGATCTTGAATACGTAACTCAAAAAGAATTAATAATTGCTGTTGATTCTTTAGGTCAAGGATCTACTACTATTTCTAGCGGTGTAATAGATCCTATTGAAGATGGCACATTTGTAGCAATATCTGATTCTGGTATTGTTCCTATTTCATCTTTTTCTTTAAATGAAAATGGTAATACATTAAGTTTTGATAATATAACATATGCAAACTCTACTATATATGTTTATGCTCATGTAACAAAAACTAATATATCACCTAAAACAAAAACTATTACTACTGTCACAGAAACTTTTTCTGATGGAATTGGAAAAAAAGTTCTTGGAAATACTGATATTATTGAATTAGTTTCAGTTATTGATACGCAAGGTGACATTACTGTAAATTATAGTTTGGACAACGGACAAACAGAATATGGATATAATAAAGGATCTATTACATTAAAATCTGGAACTGCAGTGGGTTCTATTTCTGTAACGTACAGATATTATGAACATAGCACATCTGGTGATTTTTTCTGTATTGACTCGTATGCGCAAAATGTAGGATATAGAGACCGTCAAGCATATTTTGTATCAAAAACAACTGGAGAAACCTATAATCTATATAATTGTATAGACTTTAGACCTTCTATTGGAGCTTCTGGTTATTCAGGAGCTGGAGCAAAATCCATTGATATGGTAGTAAATGATACAATTTTTAGAACAAATTTAGAGTTTTATTTAGGAAGAGTTGATTCCATTGTATTACAAAAAGATAATCAACCAAGAGTTATAAGCGGAAAGCCAGATGAGTCTCCAACTTCTCCAATTATTCCAAATGGTGCATTTGAAATAAGCAGAGTGTATGTACCTCCATATACTTTTTTTGCAGAATCAGTATCTCATACTAGATTAGATGTCTCTAGATATACAATGAAAGATATATCTAATATTGTAAAAAGAGTTGAAAGAGTAGAAGAATATGCGACCTTGACTCAAAATGAACAAAGTTTAACTTCTTTTGAAGTTATAGATCCAGCAACAGGGCTTAGCAGATTCAAAACTGGATATCTTGTAGAAGACTTTAATGAACCTCTTGTTTTAGGTAGAAAAACAGGACCTGGATATAGCGCTTCATTTTTAAATACTTTTTTAACAGCATTTAGAAATGAAACTGTTGTTGATTTTAGAATGACTACAAATTCAGAACATTATCAACAATCAGGTGAATTTGTATCTTTACCTTATACAGAAGAAATTATTTTTGAACAAAATCAAAGCTCTAGAATTACAAATATTAACCCATTTTTGGTTATACGTTGGGATGGCACACTTGAAGTTATACCCCCAAGAGACGATTATGTTGAAATAAGAGAACTACCAACAATATATGAAACTATTGAAAATATAACCAGAGAAACAATATACGAAACCATTTATGTACAACCACCGTCTCCGCCTCCAGCACCACCTAGAGCGACTCCAGATGCTGGTAGAAGTGCTCCTATTGAAAATATGTATCAAGTTGCAACTTATGGTAATATCGCAAGGTCAGACGCTGATCAAGATTTGTATGAATATACTGGATTTGAAAGTCCATCATTTGCTAAGGTAGATATTGATACCAATAATCTTTCAGGAACAATCGTTATTAAAGACGCCCGAAGCGGAGAAGAAAAAACAGTTAGTGTTACAGGAACAGCAGTACCAGGTTCAAAACCAGAACTCGGGGAATCGTATGAATTTAAAGATGAGGGTGGGCGCGTGTTTGCTGTTTTGCAACCAGCTGATTTCGCAAGAGCAGAAAGAATTGGATATGCGGTAAGAGATGCTGATGATATTAGCGATGGTAGCTATCAATTAAATAAACTCGATCAATGGAAAAAATAAATTATGTCATCAACTAAAAAAGTAACGTCATCAAGAGTTTTATCAAGACAAGAGTCTTTACAATATATCAGGTCTCAAACAATTACCTTTAGAGTAAGAGGGGCAAGACCTAACACAAGACTTTTTGTTTTTTTTGATGAGGAAGAGGTAACTAACGATTGTTTTGTCGAAGGATCTACAGAAGATTTTTTAATAACAGATAATGATGGTAATGTAGACATCAGATTTTTTATTGCTGCTGGCAAGTATACAGTTGGCATAAAGCAAGTAATTGTTGCCGATACAAATGACTTGTTTCTAATCAATGTACCTGGAACTGTTAACGGCTCTTCTAGAGGAACATTTGCGGCTACAGGAAGAATTGATTTTTATCAAACAACCGAAGTTACTACAATTGATACGATTATAACAGATGTAAAATATAATTATATAACTACTCAAAATCAAAATCCGCCACAAGTTGACCCACCTCGTCGCCAGGCCTTAAATGATGGACCAATTCAATTAATTGGCGGAGGATTTGGTGGTGGTATTCCAACTACTGGGGTAGCTAATTATGGTTATAATGGCAATGATACTTCCGGACAGCCTGATTATATTATTACGCAACGCGGAAAAATTACAGATCCAAATGCAATTAGAGAATTTACAGAAGCAGCCAATCAACAATTGGAAAAAGGTAAAAGTATAAATTTTACCACAATAGCAGTAAGTCTTCCGTCTGACGTATTTGAAGGCCCATTCGATCCTTATAAGGATTATTATGAAGATGAATACACAGATTGCAAAACTCAAGATCCATTAGCGCAATCTTTTTTCACATACGGAATTAAGGGCGGGTTTTTTTTGACGGGCGTTGAAGTATATTTTGCATCTAAAGATCCAGATGTACCAGTGCGTATGGAAATTCGTCCAATGGTAAATGGTTATCCATCTGATTTGCCACAAAACAATCCAAACCTTGTTTCTTTTGTTAATCCAAAAAATATTATTACTTCACAAGATGCTTCTGAGCCTACATTGTTTAAATTTGAAGTCCCAATTTACCTTGCTGAAGACAAAGATTATTGTTTTGTTTTGTTAAGCAATTCTAATAAATATAATGTTTTTACATCTCAAATGGGCGAGCTTTCTATAGAAAATGATAGAGCAATTCTTGAACAACCTTTTATTGGGTCTTTATTCAAGTCTGAAAATAATATTACTTGGACTGCGTATCAATACGAAGATATCAAATTTAAAATGTATAAAGCTAAATTTGATATTTCTCAACCCGCAATTATTGATCTCGAATCCGTTTTGCCTGTTACTGCTTCAAGCGGAGACGCATTTTATACTAATAGCGGATCTAGCAGAGTTTACTATGTTGCACCAAGACAACATGGTTTACAAATTGGTGATAAGATTGCTATAAATGCTATACCCACTGCAACATATAATGGCATATTAGGCGAAGACTTATCTGGCGAATTTGATGTTGTAGATATTAGGTCTGAAATAGTCGTAGGGTTTGATGCAAAAAATGGCGCCACCGCTAACAAAGACGGACGAATTATTTATGGTGATGGCGTCGTAAAAGTAGAAGTTCAATCTCCTGGTATTAACTATCAAGAAGGTAATACTACAATTACCTTTTCAACTGGTAATGCTGCAGCTGCTCCAGTAATAGAAAATGGTAGAATTGTCGCCGTTAATATAACAAATATGGGTACGGGTTACGAAACCCCGCCTCAAATTACTGTAAATTCTCCTACTGGAACTGGTGCAGTGTTAATTGCAGTATTAGATCCAATGTTTACTGTTAATATTAATAAAAATGTTACGTCCTTTTCACCTCATATTAAAGTATTAAATTATGACAATTCTTTTAATAGAAATTTTGTACAAACAACAATAGGAAATTATCAAGGTGGTAATTTAGTATCGTATACTAGCGGTTCTCAAATAGAATTTTCAACAAATAACAGTCTTATATCATTGCCGACTCATTCATTGATTGCATCACGTAATAACGAATTTTTTAGAATGGGTAATAGTTCTTCAATGAATATTAATTTAGAACTTTATTCGACTAATGAAAACGTATCTCCATTGCTTGACACGAGATCCACTCCCCAAATTTTTGCATATGAAACATCTATTAATAATCAACCTGGAGAGGATCGTTCTTCTTCAAATCCAACTGGATCTATAGATTTTCTTTCTATTACCTCAGCCGGCACTGGATATACCGTTACGCCAACTGTTGAGTTTATTGGCGGAGGCGGATCTGGTGCAGCTGCAACAGTAACGCTTACAAATGGTGAAATAAGTGGGGTTGAAATTACAGATCCAGGAACAGGTTATATTAGACCGCCTCTTGTAAGAGTAATTCCAGCAGCTGGCGACACAAACGGACAAGGAGGAGCAATTAGAGCTTTCTTGACTCCATTTAACTCTGAATTGTTAGCTGGACACGGTAACGCTTTAGCTAGATATTTGACTAGAAAAATATTTTTATCTACTGTTTCTACGGGTATCAGACTTTTTTCGACAATTTCATCGCAATCAAATTGCAATGTAGATTGGTACGTACGTACATCTCTTTCAAGTTCTGGTGTAGATCACGATCAAGTAAATTGGAAACGATTAGAGTGTCCTATTGAAAGAAATCAATCTTCATCGGCGGGTGAATTTTTAGAATATTTATTTGAACTTAATGACTTGCCTGAATTTGATACATACGATCTTAAGTGCGTTATGCTTTCAGATAATCCAATAAATACTCCATATATTTCTGGTTATAGGGTAATTGTAGTAGCATGATAAAGGTTAAAAATCAAAATGGGATAGTTGTTCCTGGATTATATAAAGATAATCTGGGAACAATTGCTGTTAAAAATGATGCCGAATATCTTAAATACAAGAGAGAAAAAAATCAACTTGAAACAATAAATAATTTAACAAAAGAAATATCTGACTTAAAAATAATGGTTGAGTCTCTTTCTCAATCTATAACAAATGTAAACAATCACGTTACAAATAAAAAAAAA